CTCGCGGCATTTCTCCACGCCGCAGCCGTGGCATTTCTTACCGCAAGTTCGACGGCACCCCCGTCAGGAGGATGTGAACCTATGTCTATACCCCCGTGGCTTGAGCCCTATGTCGACGATCACGATCCAGCGCGCGACAGCCTCTCCAGTCCGCAGAAGTTGCTATTCGACAGCCTCTGGGACCGCGCCTGCGGCAACGCCACCCCGGGACTGTCGGGGCGCGAGCGCGCCAGCCTGATCAAGTTCCTGACGTCCGGGGCAGGCCAATGAAGAACGGCGACACACTGCAGGAGACAGCCGCGAAGGGCGTCGAGGCGATCCACACCATCGTTAAGGAGCGCGATCTGCTTCTCGTCGACAATGACCGGATGAAGACCGACATCGCCCTGCTGCGGCAGAAGTGCGCGCAGCTTGAAAGCCGTCTCGGCACCGCGCAGACGGAGCGCGACCACTACATGCGCTTCGCCACCGAACTGGTCAGCGACCTCGCCAACATCGAGGGCATCATCCACTCCGCACGCGCGGCAGCGTCGTCGGCGGCCTTCGCGCCTCCCCCGGTGCCGGTGCCGAGGAAGCCTGAGACGTTGTCGATGACCGACCAGAAGGCCATCGAGAACCTGATCCAGCGCCTGCCGCAGAACGGTGGCGGGACCGACCCCCGGTTGTAAAATCGGGGTCGGCTCTTTTTGCGAAAAAGCATGTTTTAAAAAAAAGTTCTCCAATCATTTCGGTCGGAACTCCCGGCTAACCCCTTGACGCGCGTCACTCAACCAGCACGGGTATTAGCAATGTGCTAATATACCCTTGACGGTCGGGATGGACCTGACCGAGTTGTTTGAAATCGTAAAGGAGGCAACATGCAGTTAACCCTGCAAGAAGTCGAGAAGCGTCTAAAGCGGTGGCACACCCGGCTGACCCGGGCCAGCAACGAGGTTGCGAAGCTGGAGAAGAAGCGCCGCCGCTTGGCTGGACCCGGTTGGGTCGAGCAGGTGAAGACCTTGGCGGATCGCCCACGCGAGCACACCAAGGTGCGCACCACCAGCGGCGAGGTGGTCGGCGTCAAGACCGACAGCGAAATCCCGCTGCCGGAACTGGATGCCTTCTTCGTCCTGCCCAGCCTGCCGGAAAAGTCGGAGAGTGACCTGACCATCCCGCCGGAACTGAAGCGGACAGAGAAGCCGCTGCCGAAGGCTGGCGACCCCGGGCCGAAGATGCTGTCGGACCTGCTCAACAAGCCGTTCATCGACGCCCGCAAAAAGAAGCGGCTCGATGCACTCGACGAAAAGCGGCGGGGCCGCTCGCGGTTCAGCGCGAGCGACATGCCCCTGAGTGGCCGGGATGCCATCAAGGCCATCAAGGACGCCCGTCGCAAGAAGTAGACTAGCGCCGCCTGCCCCCGCCCTTCGCCGGGCGGGGGTTTTTCTGTTCTCCCTGTTTGGTTACTTCTCTGCCACCTTCCGCTCGTCCGCACCACCGAGAACGGCGGCGATGGCCGTGCAGATGCGGTCGAACTGGCGGCTGTAGACGTCAGCGTCCGCCGCGCTGTCGACAAAGCAGACCTCGATGAGGATCGCGGGGCCTGTCGTCTGGTTGAGGAAGTACAGGTCGGTGCGCTTCTTGGCCCCCCGGTTGATGAAGCCGCAGGCGGCGATGGCCCCCGCCATACGCGCGGCGAGCGACGATTGCGTGACGTAGAGCACCTCGCAGCCCATGGGGCTGGTCGTCTCCACGTAGGCATTGAAATGCACCGATACGTCGAGATCGCGCTGCTCCGAGTTGTGCGCGTCGACGATGGTGGCGAGGTTCTCCGACTGCGAGGTGCTGGTATCGTCGTTGAAGGTGGTCACCTCGACGCCACGTTCCTGCAGTTCCTCCGCCACCTTTTCGACCACGGCGCGGGCGCAGTCGACCTCGTCGAGCACTCCAGAGGCACCCCTGACGTATTTGCCGTGGCCCGAGGAAATCACCACCCGGTCATAGACCTGCGCTTCCGGCCCGCGATGCGTGAACGGGAAGATCACCTCGACAGTCTCGTCGGTCATCAGGCCCAGTGCTTCGAGCACAAAGGGCGACACATCCGCTATGCGGTTCGTGTTCTCGTGCGGTCCCCAGTCTGCCGGGTATGCCTTCATCGACTTGCCGGTCTTGGGATTGCGCACCAGCGCCATTTCCTCCAGCAGCATGTAGGGCGGCGTCTCGTCGTAGTCCCAGCGGCAGGCGATGTAGGGCACCTCCGGGTTGAGCCGTCGCGCCAGCCCGCTGGTCCCTTCCGGCTGGTAGGACAGGAACAGATGCGGGGCTGTCTCGACGTCGTAGATGAAGGCCAGCCCCTCGTCGGCGTCGACGCCATCGTCGTCTGGTCCGCCGAACCAACTGACTTTACCCGTGAGGTTTAGCATGATGACGGGTTCCACTTGAGCGCATCGGCCCGCGCCCGCTGGTAGGCAACAACTGAAGCCTGCAGTCCGGCAGACGCACGCCCCGGCTGGCCGTGCGTGTCCTTGAGCCAGCCGGTGAATAGATGCTTGACGTTCTCCTTGAACGCATCGTCAACCGCCGCCAGCACTTGCGCGCGGATGTGCACGCGATCCTCGTCAGTGACGCAGGTCGGCACTGGCGGCACGGTGCCCTGCGCGTAGAGGAAGGTGCCGACCAGCAGCACGGCAACGGAAATGCTGGCGACTGCCCTGATCATGTCAGGCAGTGAGTTGGTATTCTGCCATTAGAGCCTCGCGTCCAGAGCAACAGTAAGACCGGCAACATAGTTTTGCCCCACAGCAATCGCGTTCACATCAATGCGCACATCGCCCTGCGTTGTGGAAGTAAGTGTGTAAGTGCAACCACCTAATGTGGGAGCGTTGCCAATTTGGGCTGCAGTCGGTGCCGCCCGCATTGGCGTAGCGAACTGATTTGAGGTGTAAAGCGCACCTCCAGCAAGCGTTGAATAATAGCCAATAGTACTTATCAACATTCGTTGATAGTATCGCTGACAGATGACGAGCTCCTGATCGAATGGCCGCATCACGAACGGCGAGCGCGCGGCGCTGGGGGCTTCGTTGCCGGGAAGAACGATGACGCCGGTCAGACGAAAAACGTCTGCCGCTGCCGCTACTGCGTTCACCTGACCAGAGACGGCAAGGTAATTGCCGCTTTGCCAAGTGTTCGCGGCGGGGGCTATTAAATTTGAGCCAGCCGCCATCGTAAACGAAAGAAAAATCCCGGCTGTGTTGTCAGTGGTCCAAGCGCCACCAGTATCGCCGGGGATGGTGACGACGTTATACTGCGCAACATCAGCGACGTTGTGCGTGTAGGTTGTGACATAGGAACGGTTGCTTCCCCCGTTGCGCGCGCTAACGCAGTAGAGGCCCGTGCGATGATGCGCCGACCAGAACCCGATGGTGATGGGCTGCGCGTTGGCTGTGCCCCATCCCAGCCGTGCGGCGCGATAACCTTCGATGGGCTGAAATATAAACGCAACATCACTCGCACCCATCGAAGCCTGTGGCGTGGGCACAGTGTAATAAAGATGGCAAGGAAAGCCGGGAGCAATAGACGCGGCACCCTGCAATCCCGAAAGCACCATCGACCCAGCCCAATATATCTTCCAGCCGTCGCACACATAAGTGTTGGCAGTATTGGTGCCGCTCGATCCTTTTTCCTGACTGACCTCAAAGCCGCCGTTGATCTGCAGCCCCCCGTAAGCCATCGCATCGAACGGGGCCGCGTAGGCGTTCTGCCGCGCCAGTTGCTGCTGCGCCGGGGTCCACAGTGTCGCTACGTCGGAGCGCACCGCCTTGGTGTCGACCGGGTGGACGTGGTCCTCGCGCGTGTAGTTGGTGGCAGCGCCCGCCACCGCAGGCGTGTTGTCCATCAGCGGCAGGGCATTGCTGGGCGTGCCCGATATGATGCTGCCGCCGACCGTCGTCCACTTCTCGCCGTCCCACGTGTAGACCGGCAGGCCCGCGACGGCAGGCACCGGGTACTTGTCGCCGTTGGCGGGCGAGGTCGGGAAGTCGAGGGCTGCCATGTCAGGTCCCTCCAGCTTTCTTGTTGACCTGCCCCGAGGATGATTGCTGCACCTGCGCCCTGAAGCCGTCCGCCGTCAGCGGCGGCTGCCCCTCCAGTGCGCGCAGGCGGTTCTCGTGGTCGAAGGCCAGTTCCTCTCCCGGCGTCGGTTCGGGTTCTGGCACGGGCGGCGGCACGTAGGGATCGGGTACGCCGCCGTCCTTGATCCACTGTTCATATTCGGCGCGATCACGGTTGGCCGGATCGTTGGGGATTGATGCGCCGTCTTCCGTACGGATGACGACATCGGTGTTGGTGAGTTGGTATTCTGCCATTAGAGCCTCGCGTCTACAGTGATGTTGCCAGTGCTGCCGCCTATCGAAACCACCATTGCCCTTCCAGCAACACCAACAACATTCGTCTGGCAGTCAACTTCAAGAGCAAGTGGCGTGGAGTAGTTGGTTGTAACGCCAGCCGATTGCAGTATTTGGCTTCCATCCAAAAAAGAAATCGTTGCTGGAATAATGACAGTTGGTGATGCTCGCATCGCTACCGGATGAGGAAATCCCATTCTTTGTGCCCACGGTTGAGCACCGCCAGTAACACCCTTTAGGGGTAATATTCCGTTGTAGAAGTAGCGTTTGCAGATCAGCAGTTCGTCTTGATACGCCCGCATCACAAACGGCGATTTCGTCTGCACTGGCGCTTCGTTGCCGGGGATGACGATGACGCCGGTGATGCGGAATTGGTCAGACGTTGCGCCGACACTATTCACTTGCCCCGGCGCGGCCATGTAACTCCCGGCGAGCCATGTGTTTGCTGACGGTGCGGTGACGCCGCTGCCCATGCTCACTGCAAAACAAAGATTTAGTCCAATCGTGTTGTCGATAACCCAAGTGCCAGCCGTGTCGCCGGGGATGGTGATGGTGTTGTACTGAGGAACGTCAGCGGCACTGTGCGTGTAGGTGAAAACGTAAGTGCGGTTGTTTGCGCCGTTGCGGACGCTGCCACTGTAAAGTCCTGTACGGTGATGATTGGACCAGAAGCAGAGTGTGATCGGTTGCGCGTTAGCGGTTCCCCACTGCAATCGCGTACAACGCCACCCCTCGATCAGTTGCTGAACAACATAAAATTCCGCTGCGCCAAGTGATGCCTGTGCCGTTGTAACAGACACAAAAAGCAACCAAGGAAACCCAGCGAACATTGCGTTTGTAAAAATGCCAGCA